CAGAAGACCACTGCTACATTCACGCCCGACAACACCAGCGTCTACAGCATCGCCGCCAACGTGGCTTACAAGCCAGTCAGTGACACGTTCAGCAGCGTGAGCATCTACTACAACATCGACGGTGTGCTGCACAAGGTCACCGGCTGCCGCGGCACCTTCACGATCAATGGTCAAGTTGGCGAGATCCCGACTCTCGAGTTCACGATGACCGGGATCTACAACGCTCCCACCGATACGGCCGCCCCTGCTGCTACCTACAGCAACCAGGCGGTACCGGTCATCTTCAAGAACGGCAACACAACCAACTTCCAGCTGCTGAGCTACGCCGGCTGCCTGCAGTCGGTCGAACTTGACATGGGCAACGAGGTGACCTATCGCGAACTGGTGGGCTGCTCCAAAGAGGTGCTGATCACCAACCGCGCCGTCACCGGCACTGTCGTGCTCGAGGCGCCTACGATCGCCAGCAAGGATTACTTCACGGCCGCGCTGTCTGATTCATCGCTTGGCAATCTCACGCTGAAGCATGGCCAGACGGCCGGCAACATCGTCACGCTCACCAGTTCGACGATCGACATCGGTGATGTGAGCTACGAAGATCAGGACGGCATCCACATGCTGTCGATCCCAGTGGTTGCAGTTCCGGGCAGCACCGGCAATGATGAGATGATTCTGGTCTTCACCTGATCGCTGCATGGCATTCGTTCTCAAGCAATCCGCCACCTACTCATGGCCGGTGCCTTTCAAGGTGCCGACCGATGGCGGCAAATACGAGAAGCAGACCTTTGATGCGGAGTTCAAGCGGCTGCCGCAGTCAAGGATCAACGAGATCCAGACAGAGGTGCAGGACCGACTGAGGGCGGCGCAAAAGGGCGAAGCATTCGAGAGCGACATCTCAGACATCTCGATTGCTGATGAAGTCCTAGCCGGCTGGACCGGGGTCGTTGATGACGAGGGTGAGGAGGTGCCATTCAGCGCCACCAGCAAAGCTCAGCTGCTCAACATCCCCGGCCTGGCCGGTTCGATCATTGAGGCGTACTTTGAAAGCGTCGCCGGCAAGAAACTAAAAAACTGACCGAGGCTGCGCGATACTGGATCAAGGGTGGCGTCATTGACAACACCGCTGACGACGCTGCAGCCTTCGGCATTGATCTCAATCTGCCACCAGAGCCGGAGCACTTTGAGGTTGAACCGGAGGCATGGCCTGCTGTGCAGATGTTCCTGAGGTGCCAGACGCAATGGCGAAGCGGGCCGACCGGGGTGATCGGGCTTGATTACCTTGCGCTGGATCTAGCGTTTAGACTGTATGGAGCAGAGGACCCCGCCGCCATGCTGGAGGACATCCAGGTGATTGAGGGCGAGGTGCTGATGGCTGCGCAGAAGGGGGCCAAATAAATGGCGCTGAACATGGATGCGGCCGTCCGGGTCAAGGCCAGCGTTGACGGACTGGGCGAGATCAACAGCCTGAACAAAGCGCTTGGCAACACTGAACGGCAAGCCAATGAAACAGGCGGTGCGCTAGGGCGGATCAAGGGCGTGGCCGGCGGACTGACTAACGCGTTAGGTGCGCTGGTGCCTGCAGCAGGCATTGCAGGCATCGCGGCGCTAGGCAAGCGCGCGATTGATGCGGCCGACAACCTGAACGATCTCAGCCAACGCACGGGCGTCGCGGTGCCGATCCTGAGCAAGTTTGGCGCAGCGGCGAAGGACAGTGGCAGCAGTATTGAAGAAGTCGCCAAAGCGATGGGCAAACTGGCCAAAGGCATCGTCGACCCAGCGTCGAAGGCGAACGAAGCACTGCGTTCGATTGGCATCAGTTCAACTGATGCGGCGGGCAAGGTGCGAAGCATGGACGCGATCATGCTCGATGTTGCAGACAAGTTCTCAAAGATGCCCGATGGCGCGCAGAAGACAGCGCTGGCCATGGAACTATTCGGCAGATCTGGGGCCAACCTGATTCCCATGCTCAACCAGGGCCGCGGCGCTCTCGGGCAATACGCGTCAACGATCGACACCGAGATGGCGCAGGCGGCTGACAAGTTCAATGATGCGCTGAACGGCATCGCTCGATCAGTGGCCGGCCCATTCAATCAAGCGATTACCGCTCTGCTGCCATTCATCACACAACTGGCCCAAGGCATCGCGGGTCTTGCGCAATGGTTCAGCGGTTTGCCGGCTCCGCTTCAAGGCATCATCTTCGCGGTTGGCGCGCTGACTGCAGCGTTCGTGTTGTTGGCACCAGCGATCAGCGCGATCATCTCGATCGGTGGTGCCTTGGCCGGTGTGTTTGCAGGTGGTGCCATTTTCACGACGATCGGATCCGCAATCGGCGCGGTGATTCCTGTGATCACTGCTATCGGCGGTGCGCTCAGCGGCCTGCTGCCAATTCTTGCGGCTGTGTTCACCGGCCCGGTTGGCTGGATTGCCCTGCTAGTGGCCGCAGGCGTGGCGATCTATGCCTTCCGTGATCAGATCGGCGCGGCATTCAGGGTGATTGGCGAGATTCTTCAATCAGCGGCGCAGGGCTTTAAGTCGATCTTCATTGATCCAATCACCCGCAGCCTGAGCGCCATGGCCCAAGGCATCGGCCAGCTGTTCCAGACGCTTGGCGGGATGCTGTCGCGGCCATTCGAGGCAGCTGCTGGCGTTATCCGTGGCATTGTGAACGGCGTCATCGGCGGCATTGAAAACGCGATTAACGGCGCCATCGGCGGCATCAACCAGCTGATCGCTGCAGCCAACCGCGCGCTGGCCGTGTTGCAGCTGCCACAGATCCCATTCTTTCCTGGCGTGAGCTTGCCGCGGTTTGCTGATGGTGGCGTGGTGAACGGCCCGACGATGGCGCTCGTGGGCGAAGGCGGAGAGCCTGAGTACATCGTGCCGCAGTCGAAAGCCGGCGGCTTTGCAGCCAACTGGATGGCTGGCCGTCGTGGCGCTTCTGCTATCCCGCGGTTTGCAGAGGGCGGCGTGGTGATGCCCAGCTCGGCTCGGGTCAGCATTCAAACCGGCCCGGTCACACAGATGAATGGCACCAACTACGTCACCACACAAGACATGAGCCGCGCTGTGCAGGCCGGCGTGAATCAGACGCTTGCCATGCTGCGCAACGACATGGGCACACGTCGAGCAGTGGGGCTGGCCTGATGGGCTACTACGACATCATGTGCTTTCTTGAGTATTACGCCGATCGGGCCAACGTCATGTCTGGCGGCCTGCGAGCACCGACACGGCAATGGCAGAACTTCTATCAAGTAGCGCAGCCGTTGACGATCGACACCGACGTGGCGGGAACCTACAGCTATCTGGCGTTCGACGTGAGCGGTTTTGGGTCAACCGATGCCGGATCGGTCAACGACCTGTCGATCGTGTTGGCAGCGGTGGGTGATGTGGTCGATCTGACTGATGCGGCCATCAATGGTGACACGCTTGTGATCGCATCGCTGGTGATTCAAGATCCAGGCGAAGATTCTTTCGATGCCACAAGCGCGCAGATCGTCAGCCGATACATCGGCAGCATTCAATCGGCAAGCCTGAACGACACGACAGTCTCGTGGACGGTCAACCCTGCGATCGACAAACTCAAAGCGCAGATCCCGAGCCGCAAGGTCTCATCGGATTTGATCGGTAGGTTCACGGGGCGATGAAGGATCGGTTGATCGCCATGAATCTCACCGTCACCTGCGGGGACGGTAGCACGCATTCTGGCGTGACGTTGACCCTGCGCGATGGCAAGCGCGTCTATGAACTGCCAAGCGGTGAGAAACTATGCGTCGACAAGGTCGATGGCGGCGTCTTTCTGGTCTCAGCCATTGAGGCAACGATGGTCACCTGCTACTGCCCGATGGAGGAGCCATGAGCGAAGAGATCATCAGGCACATTCAATGGAATGAACCGGGCTACTTCAAAGCCCTAGCCGATCATCAGGCGCAGATTTCTAAGTGGCAGGATGAACAGGTCTGGGGTCAGATCAGGCGCAATCTGGCCGAGACGCAAAAGCAGAAAGAAGCACTGCTGGCGCCAGCCCCATCTCCTCCGGTTGCACCCCTGCCGCCGCCACCAGCGCCGATGCCGGCCACGCTGGCGCCTGAAGGCATCACCACATTTCAGGCGCCGCCGCAGCCCAAGGCGCGGCCAGCGCGTGCTGGGTCAAAGCTCGATGATTCATTGCTCACCAGCAAAAAACCATCATCTGACCTAGACAAAGCGCAGCGGATCGCAACGCCAGGCGAAACGATTCCGATTGTATTCGGCAAACGGGTAAGCGATGTCGGTGGCGTGTGGCTACAGCCGCCCATGGTCAAGGCTGGAACTGAACAGTTCGTCGGCAGTTTCCTCTACACAATCAGCCAGGGCGAGATTGTCGCCAGCCCTGAAAAGCATCGGACCTTTGTCGGCCTGCGCAACGTGGCGTTCCTGCCAGATCAAACGATCACCCTGGCGCATGACTACGCCAGCGCGGCCACGCTTGCATCGGCTCCTGATGTGTGCCCAATCGGTGGCAGCACGCTGTATTGCGGGATTGAAACATTTTCTTATCTACAGCAGCTGTTTAAGGCAGAGGTAGGGTTCGTTCGCACTGATTCCAACGCTATTGATTCGGGCGTCTATTCAGGGTTCCGAATCATCACAAGAGGCACAGGGGACACAAGCAACACCGTCTTCAGTTACACCGCCGCAGACATTCAGGTATTCAATTCAGATAGCGGCGCTGATGTCACTGCTGCATGGCTTGCTTTTACTGGCTATTCTCCAGGTCTTATTTTTCTGGAGAATTACAACTCATCAACCGGTGGCGGACGAACGGTCGGAACAATTCTTGATGGCATTGCATTGTTTGGATACATTGAACTTGGTGCTAGCGGCATTGGCGCGGCGCTTGGCATACCAGCAGGAGCACGGCCAATCTTTCAAAGCACAGTTGCAACAGTCAATACTCAATACAACCCATCACTGCCGGCCAGCACCGGCACCCTGATAGGCACTCAATACGAGATCATTCAGACCCCATACGCTGACCCTGCTATCACGCCAACCGCTGATAACTCAGCCTATGCGGACATCACATTCTTACGCGTTGACGGCGACATCTACGACCCGCCTAGCGAGGGATCTTTCCCGACCACGACAAAGCAGCTGTTCATCTTCTACGACGAAGGCGTCGAGGTCGATCTCTACAGCGGCGGCCTGGTAGGCGGCGTCTACCCAACTGGCGCCAGCAATCAGGTCATTGATCTAGTGATGTACCTGTTCACGATCTACAAGCGCGCTGCCGGCGCTGCAACCGCAGCGATCGCTGCGCCGATCTACACCGGCAACATGACCGACATCGCTGCATTCTGCGATGAATACAACCTGCACTACAACGGCATCCTCGATGAGTCAGTCAATCTGATCGAGTTCGCGTCAGCCATTGCGCCGTTCTTCCTGCTGTCCTTCCTGTCTGTTGGTGGCCAGTATCGCTTCGAACCGATCCTGCCGTTGAACAACA